AGGTTATGGGTTCTGCATTTACTTACTTCAGACGATATACTTTGAGTTCTATGTTAGGACTTGTTACCGATAAAGACATCGATGCATCTGGCGAGCAAACAGGCAAGCGTAAAGAAACAATTACAGATGAACGTTTACAAGCTGCACTTGAAAAGATTAAAAAAGGAGAGTACACAATAGAAAAATTAAAAGATAAATTTGAATTAACACCTAAACAATTGGAATTATGTTAGTAAATTATGAATTATACGATAAAGAGGGTGAACCTTTAATGAGTTTAGAAGGAAAAGAATATATCGCTCCAATTGGTTCAAATGTTATTTTTTCTGATGATGCATCGGATTCAAAGGAAGTTGTTTGTATCGAGTTTGTTGGAAAAGTAATATCTCACCAATATAATATCGAGTTAGATACACTTTGTATTGATTGTGAAATAAACCAAATTTTAACTGAGCATGACGACTTACGTTTTGTTAAATATTATGAACTTAAATTTAAACAATCATGTTAATACGTTGTTCATCACTACCTAAAATCATGACAGCCTCACGAAGTAAAAGTGAGGCACTGTCCGAAACGGCAAAGAGTTACATCAAGTCAATTGCTAAGCAAGACTACTTTGGTTACACTACTGAGCTAAACAATAAGTACGTAACTAAGGGAATACAATGCGAGGAGCAATCGATTGAACTACTAAACGATGTTCTATTTACAAACTATGAAAAGAACGAAGTACGCAAGTCTACTAATATTTTAACAGGAGAATGCGATATCTACACACCTGAGTTAATTATAGATATTAAAACGTCTTGGAGCTTTGATACATTCCCTGCAACACCAAGCGATATTAACATTAAAGATTATGAGTATCAATTACGGGGTTATATGTATCTTTACAATGTAGAACGCGCTGCACTTGCTTACTGTATGGTCAACACACCAAGCGACTTAATCGGATACGAAAGCGAAGAGTTACACCGTGTGCGAGATACACCGATTCAAAGCCTTGTGACGATGTTAACCATTGAACGTGACTTAGAACTTGAAGAGGAAATGTTAGAGCGTTCAGCGGCAGCAATTGAATATTATAAACAATACATAAATCAAATCAATGAAAAGAAGTATAGTTGACTTTAGCGACATCCCAATAGACGAAATACGGATGCGATTAAAGTACCAGAAGAAAAAGTATAATGTAACAGAATGTGTCAAAGAGGCGTTTAAAATAGCAAACAATAAAATAAAAGAAGATGAAAAACGAAATGAAATTTAACGGAAAAATCACTAGCATTTTAGAAGTGATTGAAGTAGGCGCAAACAAAAAGATTGAGTTTGTAGTAACAGAAACAAGTGGAGAGTATCCTCAAGCGGTAAAGTTTGGAATCTTTGGAACTGAGAAAGTAGATAAGTTCTTACAATACAACAAGGTTGACCAAGAAGTTGAGGTGTTGTTTAACTTTAAGACCAATGAGTGGCAAGGTAAGTATTTCACGTCAATAGATGCGTGGAGAGTTAATAAAGTTGAATCAACAGAACCATTTTAGTTATGTTTAAAGTAGGAGATAAAGTATACCACATTAAATATGGATGGGGTATTATTGAGGAAAAACAAGATGATGATATATTGTCAACATTTGAAGAGTATACAGTGTGGAATAATTCAAACAATAATTTACTATCATTCACAGAATATACCTTCCAAGGTTTTAGTCAAGAAAGACCAAATGAAACGTTTTAGTTATGTTTAAAGTAGGAGATAAAGTTTATAATTACCAATATGGTTGGGGAATTGTAAAAGAAGAATTAACTAGGTATATAATGGTTATTTTTGATAACGAAAAAAGTGTATCAGTTCCATTCTATAAAGACGGTAAAGAAACACCAAGAAGCGAGCATCCAACACTCTCATTCACAGAGTACACCTTACAAGGTTTTAGTCAAGAAATGGACAGGCCTTTAGGAGTTCCAAGACCCTTAAAAGTAGAAAATGTAGACATTAAAAAACTTTGGAATACGTGTGAGGATTTTATAAGTTTTTTAGAAAGCGATGAGTATCATGAAGACAAAATAGAAAACTATGTTAATGATGTGTTTGGAAAAGCAATGTCAGCAATATACGGTAAAGACATATTTAATTATATAAATAGTAAAATAAAATGAAGAAAGACGTTAAAAGCCTTGCTGATTTAAGTGAGGCTAAACGCCTAAGGGCGATAGAATACTACCAACACATAGCACGTGCAATGATGTTATGCCAATCTGCACTACATTCCCTTGATGATGTGTCAGACAATATGTTTCACAAGCACGAAATTAAACGTACAATTAACCAGTTTATCAATGGAGTTGAAAGATTCGCGACTACATTTGTAGAGAATAACAACGAGACAATGGCTCAGACTTATAGTAACATTATCAAGCAGATTGACGAGTTCAAAGAAAATATTAAAGTACAAATACAATGATTTCAAGAAACAACAAGAACAGGCAACGCTGGATGATAGCAATGCAGTTTGATGTCGACCGTTGGAAGTTTAGAGAGAACCGAAAAGGAGTAATTAACCTAGGCAGAATGATAAGAAAAGCCTTTTATAACAAATACGATGACAACAATTAAAGAACAAATAGAAGAACTAAAATCATTCTTAACAGGTGATTTGTTTGCCGATGGAGATATACTTCAAAAGATTTATGAGTTGAAAAAACAACTTAATCCAGAAATAGAAACCAATCCCGAAGCGGATGAAGATGAGGATACAAATTGCTTATTTTGTGGTTCATGACTGCTGTTAGTGGACGTGATTTTCAATCGTAACATACACAAGTCGAAAAGTAATTAATTTAAAATTTAGTAAGATGGTAACAAGATTAGAATATGAAAAAGCATTAAAAACTATAATGATTTATAGAAGTCAATTAGTTGAAGAATTAAATTCAATAGATTCTAAATTATTAGATGAAGAAAATTTAGAAAAACTTTACTTGAGTGGAGTTATATCTGTTAGATTCAGAAATTACGTGTGTAAAGAATTAAGTTTATTTCTTGAAGATTTAAATCCTAAAGATTATTTAAGTTATACTTTGAAAGATTTATTTAGAATTGAAAAAAAGCAAGTTTTAAGATTTAGAAATTCAGGAAAAAAAAACATGGTAGAATTTGAAAAACTAAAAGAAAAATATTTAACTAAATCATAGTATGAAAATTTGTTTTAGCTGCAAGCGAAATCTACCCTTGTTTTTGTTTTTAAAAGACGATTCCAAATACCAAGTCAAAGCCGAAAAAGGCAGAACAAAAGTATGCAGGGTGTGTAATATTAAGCGAAGTTTAAAAACAAATAGTATCTTTGCAAGGGTAGATGGGAAGTTTATAACAATAGAAAAAAGTAAGATTCAAATAATAAAACACTTTTTAAAATGAAGGTAAAAGTTAGTACAAGAGTTGTTTTTATATTCAAAAACCACGTTGTTAAAGTACCCATCAGTTTACGTGGGTACTTACAATGTTTACAGGAACGCGACCTTTGGGATAAGTACAAAGATTTAGGTTTATTAGGCTACCTTTATTCTTACAAACGTGGAATAATCAGAATGAAACGATACGACCCTATTAAGGCAGTTGACCACTACGACATAGCAATTGTAAAAGAAGCTATTAAAGAGCTTGATATTGATATGTGCGACCTTTACAACAAAGCTAATTGGGGAGAACTAAATGGTAAAAGATACCTAATTGATTACGGTATTAATGAAGAAATAAGTAAAATGTATAATTTATGAAAATAAGATGTATTGAAAAACACTTTGCCAACGTAACCTACGGTAAAGTGTACGACGTAATAGCGCAAACAAAGAGTTATATTTGGATAATGAATGACAAAGGGCAGGAACATCAGTTTGACACGATTGAAAAGTACTTTGAAGTAGTTACAGATAACGCCCCAAGTTATTACAATAATGAGAAAGGTAGCTTGTACAAGTTTGCAGAAGACCATGATCTAAACTCATACGAATTTGATTTGGTTAAACGTCTTGTAAGATGCAGAAAAAAAGGTAACTTTGCACAAGACCTTGAGAAAACAAAGTATTTAATTGATTTATATTTAAAAGAATGGAAAGAGAAATAATTAATTGGGCTAAGGCTAGAAACTTAGACAACCCAGACAACAAGTTTCAACAACTTGCAAAGGTCATGGAGGAGTTAGGGGAATTATCCTCTGCAATACTAAAGAAAGACATAGCCGAGACAATAGATGCGATTGGAGATACTTACATTACACTTGTTATATTAGCTCATCAAATGGGTTATTCACTTGAAGATTGTGCAAAGCGTGCCTTTAATGTTATTGAATATCGAAAAGGAAAAACTTTGAACGGAACGTTTATAAAAGAATAATTTGTATATTTGCATATCATATAATTAGTTTTAAACCCTTGCAGCAATTGTTGTAAGGGTTTTTTTGTTATCTTTAACCCCATGAATTTAATTGAAATTGCAAAGTATCACGACGAATGGGTACGAATTGTTAAAAGATTCGGAGCCAAGACCGATGCTGAAGACATTGTACAAGATATGTACATTCGTTTTCACAAGTACGGCAAAGGTCAAGTAGTAACCAAGTCATTCATCTGGATAATGCTGCGCAACTCTTTTTACGATTCATGCAAGCGTAATGTTTCAATGGTTGACATCGACCTACTTGTCGACCTATCAGAGGACGAAAACAACAAAACGTATGAAATAGAGTTATACTATCAGAGCGTGGAAGAACAAATAAAAACATGGGAATGGTTCGACCAACAACTATTTTTATTATATTTACGAAGCGGAAAAAGTATGCGTGAATTAGAAAAAGAAACTAAAATAAGTTTGACTTCTATTTTTCACACTATTAAAAAATGTAAACGAAAACTAAAAATATGGCAAAAAGAGTATCAAAAGGATTTGGAGATACAATTGCGAAAGTAACGAAGTATACTAAGATTGACAAATTGGTTGAATTCGTTGCAGGAGAAGATTGTGGCTGTGATAAACGTAAAGAAGTACTTAACAAGTTATTCCCTTACAAAACTCCTGAATGCTTAACAGAACCTGAATACAAGCTATTGGAAGAACTATTACCTCAAATTTCAGTTAAGATTAAACCATCACAACAAATTGAGTTTTTAAAGGTTTACAACAGAGTATTTAAAACAAACGAGCGACCAACTTCATGCGCTAGTTGTCTAAACGACATGTTACGTAAAGTTAGAATAGTTTTTAATGAATATAACAAAGAGTCTTTTCCAGAAGGTCAAGGCGGTTTTTTAGGATGAATGTAATATTAATTATTGTTTCACTTTTAGCGATTTTTAGGTTAATAAGAGACGCTATAATTTAATTAATTAATTTTTATTAAAAGTGGACAATAGAAAAAACAACGGTGGACATTCAACAGCAGGCAAAGCAGGAAGAAAGCCTTTATCAGATGAGATAAAAGGTTTTACTTTAGCACAACCACACGTTGAAGATGCTTTCAGAGTATTAGCTGAAATAATGATTGATGAAGCTAAAAGACCATCGGATAGGATAGCAAGCGCAAAGATTTTAATTGAATATGGTTGTGGTAAACCAAAAGAACATGTAGAGCAAGACATTAACATTAACACAACAACACTAAAAGACTTAATAAGTTTTGGTAGTACTGAATCCGAAATATAAAACATTTGCAAATGATTCTAGATACTTTATTATTACAGGTGGTCGGGGTAGTGGTAAGTCATATTCTATTAATTTACTTCTGCTGCTCCTTACCTACGAGTCGAACCATGTTATTTTATTTACACGTTATACCCTTACTTCTGCTCACATCTCTATTATACCTGAATTTATTGATAAGATTGATATATTAGATAAGCATAAAGATTTTCACATTACTAAGGATGAAATAATAAATCTAAGGACAGGAAGTAAGATACTATTCAAAGGTATTAAAACATCAAGCGGAACCCAAACAGCTAACTTAAAATCATTGGCTGGGGTCACTTGTTGGATTTTAGATGAAGCTGAAGAGTTAACCGATGAAGATGTATTCGATAAGATTGATTACTCGATAAGACATAAAGAAAAACAAAACAGGGTAATATTAATACTTAACCCTGCAACAAAAGAACATTTCATCTATCAAAAGTTTTTCGAGAGTAGAGGAGTTGAAGCAGGAGTCAACACAGTTAAAGGCGATACAACGTATATTCATACAACATATAAGGACAACATATCAAATCTGTCTGAAAGTTTCTTAAATCAAATAAAAACGATAAAAGAACGCCGCCCTGATAAATATAAACATACAATACTCGGAGGATGGTTAGAAAAAGCTGAAGGTGTTATCTTTACCAATTGGAGAATTGGAGAGTACAATAAAGATAATGGTTCGGTATTCGGGCAGGATTATGGGTTTAGTAACGACCCTTCAACACTTGTTGAAACGTCAATAGATAAGACTAACAAGATTATTTATGTCAGACTTCATATTTATCAAACAGGTTTAACCACATCACAATTAGCACAACTTAACAGACAATTTGCAGGACGTGATTTAATAGTTGCGGATAATGCAGAGCCACGTTTGATTAACGAATTAAAGTCGCAAGGCTTAAACATTGTACCAACAATCAAAGGAGCCGACTCAGTAAAATATGGAATAAGTTTATTACAAGACTATGACTTAATTATTGATGAAAATTCCGTAGATTTGATAAAAGAATTAAATAACTATTGCTGGCTTGAAAAGAAATCAGAAACACCGATTGATAAATATAACCACGCGTTAGATGCGTTAAGGTATGCAGTTAGTTATCAATTAAGTAACCCAAATAAAGGTAAATATGGAATCAGGTAAAAGTTTAAGACAAATGATTAATGAAAGCAGCGCAAAGGTTGTAGATGCTTATAAGGACGAATACGGAGATAATTGGAAGTTTCAATGTGTTGAGTCAATCGACAACGAAGTAGCGAAAGCTGAAGCGTCTTTAAAGTATTGGAAAGGTGTTA